TACGTTATCCACCATCAGATGCAGAATGCCGTAACCCTCATTCGGGCTGCTCCACCGGTAACGGATTTCTATTTCTTCCCCTACTGCAAAGCTTCCTCCGGTAAAGGTACTGGACATGATTGGAATGGTAGAACCACCACCACCGCCTCCGCTGGACAGTTCCTCAATTGCCTGTGCGACTTTAAGGGGTGTCATAAGTTTATTATCGTCTATTCCAGCCCTGGCTTCTGCTTCTGTAGCAATCGGGTACTTGGCAGCGCCGTTCTTGATCTCATCGATATCGGTCTTTACCGCCTCCAATTCAACTGAAATATTTTCCCGGATATTTGTTTCCACTTCTTTGATATCTTCTTTTACCTGATTGATCTGAGTGGTAATGTTTTGATCAATATCTGTCTTGATCTGTTCGATATTTGTATTGATTCCAGCTATTGCATCTGCCATATCAGCCTTATGCAGGTTAATGGCATTTGTATTTTCAGAAATTCTTTGATTAAGTGCGCTATCCTGTATTGCGATTTCCGCATTTATATCATCTATAATCTTTCGTATTTCTTCCCGGTATGTTGTTTCTTCCAGGGATATCTTCTGCAGGTCTTCCAGAGAAGCAAGGTCTTTCGTCTTCCCGCCTCCATAGCAGATGGTAACGGTCCCGTTTGTAGCGATTGCATATTCTCCCGGAAGCAGGCTGCTGCGTACCAGGTCATTGATGTCTCCCCTTCTATTTCGTATTGCCATGATTTTTCACTTCCTTTTCCAGGTTTTCTACTCTCATTATCAGTTCATCAATTTGATGTTTTTGTTCCTGTAACAGTTTGAGCATTGGGGGGATTAAGGATCTTTGCGACCAGCTTTCCGGCGCCCCATCTTTATTTAAGATTGCTGCAAACGGATATTTTTCAAATACTTCCTCTGCAATAAAACCGATATGGTGTTTTCCTTCGCACGGATCATCCGGGGGAAGATACCCTTTTTTATACTGGAACTGTACCACCTGCAGATCATATAACTTATTCGCATTTAATTCATTTTCAATATGAGATGAAATATTTTTTTTGTATTTCCTGGATGATGATTTCTCTAATAGAATATTCCCATTATAGTCCATTCCCAGCGTTCCGGCCGAAGTAGTTCCCGGGTTTCGCAATGTCCATGTGGAAACAATTTTATTTACATAGAGATCCAACAGGTTTGACCTTCCTGATACATTCAGCAAGTCACAATTAACCCCGCCCACCTCCAAATTTCCCATTCCGATCAGGATCGATATTTTTTCATTTCCTTCCCCGTCCGTCAAGGTGTTTTTTATCCTTCCTAAGTAATCGATCGATAATTTTACTTTTGGGTAATTTGCTGTCGGATTGGTGTGTTCAATATAGAACACTTCGTCTGAATCAACAGCCGTCATAAGTGGCGGGCGTAAAAATACTTTTACTTTTTTATCCCCCATTGTCTGCTCTGAATATAACCCGTCTCCATGCCACCCGCCTGACGGATCAAACACCCAGCCGCCAATCCTTCCCTTTGAAGCAATAATTCCTTCTTTTCCCCAGCTTCCGATAGCAATATTATCCGCGTTATTAATAATCATTTCCCCACTTGTATTGTTATCCCCGCCAAGGACAAGAGTCCCGCCCTTTATCCAGTCACATACAATTCCGATTGCTGCAACCACGTTAAGTACTGCATTACCATCCTTATCAAATCCATTATCAAAAGTCTTTCCCCCATCATGGCTTATAAAGAAACCGTCTATGGATTTTTTATAAACAACTTTACTTTCAGACATCAGCGGTTTGTCATGCATATATTTTATAGTGCTTCCATCATCCCCTGTATCCGTTGTCTCATAATACCCCATCGCATTCATTGCCAGGCTGTTAAGCTGCTGGACACGCTGGTCATAATTCGATAGCTGCTTTTCAGTCTCTTCCCTTGCTTTTACAATTGCTTTCGTAATCTCACTATAACGCTGTGAAGTTTTCCTTGCCGGCGGTTCAGCGTCACAGGATAAGCTTTCAAACCCGCCCATTGTGTAGCTTAAGTTTGTAACGTAACAGTGGTAAGAATTTCCTTTCCGGTCGGTTATGACTGCACAGTCACCCGCTTCTATGGACGGATCACCCAGACAGCCTGCATCTGCCGGACGAAATCTCATCCCGCCAATTTTATCATACAGATAATCCGCCACAGTTGATGCTTTCCCATATTCAACAAATGGATTAGAGGGAAGTTCCAGTATATATCCTGCCTCACCAGAAAGCACCGTTTCCCCTTCCTTCGCTTCGCCGTTTTCTTCTTTTCCTGATGCCGTTACCCTGATGCCTGTTATAACCACATCATCTACCGCTATTTTTAGAGAAGACAGGCTGTAGATATGATGGTACGGCAGTTTTGTCGTAAATTCGCCTCCATCGCCAGAATCACCGGAGCTGTAATTTGTAAAACTGCCCCCATCTATATTCGCACCAGAACTGTAATCCGTAAGATTCCCGCCATCCAGGTCATCCAATGCCGGGAATGCTGCTGTGTCGTACCATTTAAGCTCCAGCCTTCCGTCCGGATTACATCTGGCATAACACCCGGCAATCTGCGCACAGTAAGAAATTATTTCCCGGTATGTCACCTGGGGATTTTCTCCAAATGGGGACTTTTCCACACGATAGGTATAATTATCAAATTGATTGGTATTCAACAAAACCCCGCATTTACTACAGCAGTAATTTACAATAGTCTGTAGATTTGCCGGGAAACTTAGCTTACCATCATACTGCTTATCGAATTTAGACATATTATCCAGGCATTCCAGGGTAATAACACTTTGGGTAGATGTTGGATCATCTGCGCTAAATACGCCTTTCTTAAGCCATTCAATGCGGCTCTCCAGTTGTAGTCCTACAAACACTGTAACTACTGCGTCTGTAAAATTATAATCGCTGTATTCGTCTTGCATGTTGTTTATATTCAGTGTCAGTTTCCCGATTACTGCAGACCCGATGTCAAAGCTTCCCGGACTGCTTACACCGTCATCTATTTTTACCCCGCCCTGCATGATCTGGCTTCCTGACAGCTCTAAGACAGTACCATTGGAAAGTAATATATTTACTTTTGGTATGAATGAGCGTTTATCTTCATACAGGGCTTTTCTATATTCTAAACTTGTATTAACCATTCCTTTACCTTTCTATCAGATCAAAAGTTAAGGACGTGTACCGTTTATAATTTACGGTCCACGCCCTTATGGGTGCTGTCCTGTCCCCTACATAGAATGTGCGGATCTCATTTGTTCCGCTCATTGCATCTGGATACATGATATTAATATATTCTGGATTAACCGCCTGCAGGATGGAGGCCGTCTCCTGGGGCGTTGGGTTTACCCAGCTGACAGAAAGCTTCCTCTTCTGCCCTACCCGGTTTTTATGCATGATCGTATCTTCTGTACGTCCTGCCTCGGATGTCGATATGTCCTGCAAGCCCCAGGTGAATGTGGTAGGGTCTTTTACACCTGCCCCATTTATTTCTAACATTGCCAATAACACCACCTCCGTTTCGAAATTATCCCAGTAAACAAAATAGGAACACCTACATATGTAGCTATCCCTACCTAATTTAAATTATTTGTTTATAACATCAATTGTTAACCCGCTATTAATCACCAAACACTCACCATCCGACAGTCTCACATTACTAGCCGTTTTACTGTACAAGTCCGGCAAACTTTCTAATCCTGTACTTCCCTCTGCCCCCAAATTATATGTCTGGGTAAATGAATATTCACTATCTTTAAAATCATCATATGATTTATAAATATAAATCTGACTACTACCTGTATTAGCGATAAAGTCATACTTTCCGTTTGGAATGTCTTCTCCTATTATAAATGTCCCTGCGGATAATTGGAATGGATCCATTATTCCCTCTGTTTGCACCATTTCGGTTTCGACCTCGCTCTCTGTTTCCTCTGCTGGGTCACTGCTTTGTTCGGTTTCGCTGGTACTGTTGCATTTTTCTTTTAATGCGTTATACTCGCTGGTTCTTTCTTTAAATGCGTCTTCTGCATTACTTAACTGTAATTCTAATTTTGAATTTCTTTCTTTAAGAGTAGCTATTTCGCTTTCGTATTGATCCCTTGGATAACACCCACCTAATATTATTGTTGACAATAAACATACACATATTATCTTTATGTATCTCATATAATCACTCCCTCTATACGTTTTTCTAAATTATACCAAACGTATAGAGGAAAGTAAACTATATGGTGGCAACTACTTCATATCTATTTTCATATTTCTGTTTACCTTTTCTAACTATTTTATAAAATGTTTCTGAATCAGTCATAAGTGTAAACTCGATTACTGGTGTTTTGCTACTATTATTAGAGTTATCCCCCATAACAGCGGCCACTTCCATCATCCCATCAACTACAGCAGCTTTAATACCTTCTGTGATCTGTTTATTATTTGCAACAACATTTCTGTTGCCCATTTTACCGATCATTTCTGGTCCTGCTTCATTAGCCATGAACATTTCCCCGTTTGCTGGGAAGCCGCCACGCGCATACCAACTTACCCCATTGAATTTTGGGACTGAGAAGGTCAAATTGCCAACAGACCAATCTTCCCAGCCGATATCTATCCTAGGTGTAGGTATATGAATGGATTGGAACCCATCCGCAAATGACTGAATAGCGCTCTTTCCAGTACCGCTTAAGTCGCCTACAGAAGAAGAGACCTTTTCTTTAATATCCCCAAAAAAATCAAAGGCTTTTGAGAATGCACTTTCTAAGTTATTTGAAAATCCCTGTCCTACATATTTTGCATAATCTCCAAATAATTTTGATGGTGAATTAATTTCAAGTTCATCTGCAAATGGCTTTGCTATTCCGTTAGCAGCAAACCCTCTCATTGTTTTAACAAAATCAGATTCCATTTCCTGAATTTTATCTTTATATCCTGCCGCACTGTATGCCGCCCAGCCCCTGAAATTAGTTTTCATTTTTTCCTTGCTGGATGATATTTCTTTCTCTGCACCTGAATTAAGTGCGCTTACAGATTCTTTCCCAATTTCTTCAACCATGCTCTTAATCTCAGGTTTTTTATCTTCGAAAGAGTTTCCAAACTGTACCATTATGCCATTTCCAACATCATAAACGCCCTTGCCGTTATCCTTATACAACCCTTCTTCTATTCCCTTATATATGTCAATTGCTTTTTGTCCCATGACCTGTTTGCCGTTTTCGAATATTCCACCTACATCATCGATCATAACAGCGTATGCCTTGGTAAGACCATCCGCTTTTTTACCGGTATTGTCTACGGCATCTCCCATCCCGTACATATATTCCGTAACAGTGTCAATACTCGCCTGTGATTCATTATATTTATCCATCATATTACGCATGGATTCTTTGTTGCTGTCCAGTTTTTCTTTTGCCTCAGCAACCTGGTCCTTTAATTTAACCACTTCAGGGGTTAATGATGCAGCACTAAGTCCTAACGCTTCATTTTGTTTCGCATTTTCTTGTTGCGCCGCATTAAGTGCATCCTCTTTCTCTTTCAGCATCTTTACACTGTCGGAAACCTCTTCAGATGCTTTTGAAACAGCTTCATAAGACTGTAGACGTGCTCTTTCATATTCTATCAAGCTTTCTTTTGCTGCCTCTAGTTTATATTGTTCTAACATTTTGTCGATAAGGTTTTGCACTTCTTCTTTTTTGGCTGTTATAAGTCCAGTTTCTTTATTATAACTGGTTTCTAATTCAGGAACCATTTTAATCAAATCTTCTGAAAGTCTCTTCATCCTCTCTTTTTCTGCATTAGTTAAATCCGCTTTTTCAGCTAGTTTGTAATACTCTTCTGCCACTATTTTAGCTGCTCCAACTTCTGCCTCACCAGCATCTTTCCATTTATCCGCCTGATCCAATCTTCTTTGTACTTCATCATTAGTTTGCTTTAATGAATCGTTAAGGTCATCCATTCCTGAACTCCATTTATCAAATTCGGGATCTTTCATTGTAGCATTAGAAAAACTAACAAGCGCACCCGCCAAACCCGCAACCCCAATTATAATGGCTGCTACCGGATGTGCTACAATCGCTGACAGCAAACCTGATATCGCCGCCTTGGCTCCGCTTATAATACCAACTACGGCATTTACAGCTTTAAACCCAAGCAAGGCTGTGCATATTCCACCAATCGCTCCTCCAATTGCCTCTGCAACTGGTGCAGGTATTGAATTTATAGCATCTGCTAATATTTTTAGTGCGGATGCTATTCCAGACAAGATTGTTGCAATTATTGGTGTTAATATCTTTGCCATTGTTTCAATAAATGACACTAAACCCCTACCAATAGCAGCAGCAAAAGGTCCTAACGCATCCCACAGTATTTTCAATGCTTCGTTCAGTTCATCCCAATCGATTTTTGATATTAATTTACTACATAAATCATAAAACTTAGGAAGACCTTCGCCCATAACCCAAAGCCCCACTGGAACTAGAAACCCTTCGTAAAAATCCATCAACGCTGTCCAAACAAACTTTGTCGGTTTCTTTAATTCATTAAAAAGGTTTGCTAATGACTTATTAAGCTTTGGCCAATCGATTTTATTCAACAAATCATTCGTTATATTGAAAAATCTCGGTAACCCCTTATCTCCTAATGTCCATTTCCCCATAGGTTTTAAAAAGTTATTCCAAAAATCTTTAATCGCCGTCCAGGTAAAGTTGCCCAGTTTAGAAAGTCCTTCATCCCACAACTTTTTCAGTGCCCTTGTGGTTGGCTCTGCAGCCTCCTTTACCCCTTTTAAAAAGTCCTTCAGCTTCTTGGCTGCCTTTTCCGCATTTTTATTGATATCATCCAGTTCTTTATTAACGTCTGATAGAACACTTCCGTCAAGTCCTGCGTAGCCCGGAATAGATGGCGTCTCTGTACCGCCTCCTGATGGAGTATTTGTATCATCAAGCGGGCTTGAAAGCTTGTTGATCTGGTCGAATCCCATAAGCGCAAGCTGTATCTTTTTCGCCTGTTCTGCGCCATCTTTTAAATTTCCGGCAATATCTCCGGTGTTATCCGCCGCCTGGCCTGTGCTGTCTGCTAAATCGCTTCCGCCACCGATATCTTGCTTTGGAACCGGTTTTGTGCTTTGCTGTGTGGACTTTCCGAATAACGCAGCCGTAAATGCGGTAAATGCCTGGGCCGCTACCTGCAGGCGCTCTATAATCCCGTTCAGGATCTTTAATACTGGTGTAAGGGCATTTATTAGCCCCTGGCCTATTGTAGCCCTTAACTGGTCAAACCGAAGCTGCAGGACACGCGTCTGGTTTGCCCATCCGTCGCTTGTACGGGCAAAATCCCCCTGGGCAATGCCTAACTGCGCCATAACGAACTGGTAACGAAGCATTACCTTTTCCTGCTCTGTCATCTGAGCTGTAGTCTTGCCAAATCCATTATTAAGTGCGTACTGGTCAAGTGCCGTCTGAGTCATAACTACGCCCAAATCTTTCAGGGATTCTGTCTCACCGGTAAAAATTGATTTTAGTTTTGTATATGATTCATCTGTAGACAGATTGTAAAAAGATGCCACATCACCGGTCAATCCGGTAATCGCCGCTGACATGTCGTAAGCCTGCTGTGTATTCATTCCGAACGCCTTTGCCATAGCGCCGTAAGTACCCATGTACTTCTTAGCGGTCAGTTCCGATAATCCAAACTGTGCTATGGCATTCTTGGTAAACTTATCCACCTCTGAACTCATGCTGCCAAACGTAACATCTACAACATTCTGCACTTCCGCAAGATCCGATCCCAAATCAATGCAGGATTTTGCGAACGAAGTAATAGCGCCGATGCTTACCGCACCAAGCGCCATTTTTATCGCAGATCCTACTTTGCTAAATGCCTTTGACATCTTTGCTGTTTCTCGCTCTACCCTATCCGTAGCCTGCGCTGTAGCCGTTCTTACCCTGTCTAATTCCTCCCTGTATGGTCTAGTAGTAGCCTCTATAACCACACGGAGTGTCTCTAATGTTTCCCCGCCGCCTATATTGTCCACCTCCTTCCCTGTTATTCTTTAAATCTACTGTTGTGGCTGAGTGCAAAATCAACCATCTTAGCCTTGTATAGTTCCATTCCGGTTTTATTCAGGGATGCTTCATACTGCTTTCTTTCCTCTTTGAACAATCCTGGATACCAGTCCCAGGTGTTTGGTATTTTAACATCATTATCCATCATCTTATACACATGAATCCCGATTAATCCAGCAAGTTCGAAGTCTCTTGCTATCTTATCCTTTACTTCATGACGTTTTACTCTGGATCGGCTTTCTATTAAGTCGATAATCTCTCCATAGGACAGATCCCAAAACGTATCGATGGATATTCCCAGGTCCAGCGCAACCGGATAAACACTGTATATTAACTCTGTCAGTGTGGTTTTTACAGGAGTTCCTTGACATTCTCCAGGCTTTCTTCCATGATCTCCACCTGATTCTTCGTAAAAAAACCGGATACCTTCAGGATTTCCATAATTATATCTGTGAATAACGTAAGCTGCGTTCCGCCCTCTTCCACGTACTGATCATAAAGGTTCTGTACATCCGCAATCTTCATCTTATGGTTCATGCTCTGTAATGCCCCCTGGATAGCTATAAGCATAATATAAAGCGGCGGTTTCCCCTTTGTAAGAGTCTCAAACAGGTCGATATTCATTTTTGATTCAATCTGGCATATTTCAGTGGATTTAAGCTTAAGCCTGTAATCTTCACCACCCACTGTCCAAACAACGAACGGCTTTCTCTTAGGCTTCATTTCTACAATATTTTCCCTGCTTGTTTCCTCTTTTACTTCTTCCTTAATCTCTTCATCTAATCCGTTAAATTCCATGATTTAATTCCTCCTATTTGCTTGCTGGGGTCACTGTTGGATCAACTACAGTAATCTTACTCTGTAACGCCAGACTCAGCGTAAATTCCATTGCTGCATTCACACCGCCACCACCAAGTTTTACACTGCACTGCGCCTCAAAATTAAATTTGGTTCCATCCGGTAAAGCCTGTTCAAATGGGACTTTTTTCTTGGCATCCGCAAGCGCTCTAAGTTTTCGGTAAGAAGAATCCGCTGTATTCTCATAGATGAACTTATACGACAGGTCGCCCGCATCCCCGATACCCATTTCATACTGCTTTACTTCTGCGGATAAAGGCGTGTTTTCTACTTTCTCCGGGTCTACTCCTAATTCCGGTACTTCTTTCAGTCCGGTTAAATCTGTATAAGAACTTCCTGAACTGGTTTCTTTATATCCTAATGTAATTCCATTTGCTAACATAATATCATCCTCTCTTTAATTGTTTTGGTATACCATTTCGGTATGCACATCAATGATTCCTTCATATCTCATAAGTTTGTGTTTCAGCCCGCTGGGATCATCCACATCCTGGCAGGCAATACGCCGTAATCCCAGATTAGATACTTCCCTGTCAACGCCCAGCGCTGTCTCAGAGGTGCTTTTGTTATCCCAGATATCTACCCGGTATCTTAAGTATGCTTTCTGCTCCTGGCCGCCCGTCCATTCCACTACGCTGTTGTCTTCCTCCACAAACTGTACCGCCGGGAGTTCTGCCCAGTTCTTTGGATAAGTGTCTGTTACATTTTCACATGCTTTTTCCAGTGCGTTGCCTACCTGGTCTTTTACATTAATCATTTTTTCACTTCCTCCCGGATCTTCTTTGCAAGGTATTGTCCCATATTTTTAACTGCTGTCTTTTCATTGTTCTTAAGTGCAGGATACATATAAGGCTGTGCAGCTTGCCCGGTACATTGATAGAAAATGCCATCACTGGTTTCAATCTTGAACCAGTGGTACTGCTCTGCTGTCTCTTTATCAACCTGACTTTCATGTATCCACCAGGGTTTTTGCGAATAAGCCACCGCTATATCCGGTGAAATACCATCATGGTCAGCTTCACCTTTTGGGCCGGTTCCAAACTCCACATATGGTGCATGCTTTTTATTCGTATAAACAATGCCGGTGATACGGTCTTCCCGTCTCTCCACCATTGTTTTTATGCTGTTGCGAAGTTCTCCGTCATTTACTGGACATAGCAGCTTTGCTTTACCCTGTACCATCTTGGCTTGCCTTCCCACAGCCTTTTCCATTTCCTGTTCTATTACCCGGTCTGCCAGTGCCCCTAGCTTCCTGTTTAGGCTGTCTAATCCCTCTATACTCATATTTTTTCAAGCTCCATGTATAATGGGCTGTATGGCTTAATAGAGACAATCTTATAATCGGGCTGTGCATCTGGTGGAACATATACGCAAACCCCATCACCTTCACAGAGGACTAATCCGGATTGAAAGACATAATTGTTTTTATTCCGCTCAGACTGAATAGAATACAGACCATTTATTTTACAATTCATGATGGAAGCAAGCCTCTGGCCGTATATCTCTGCCTGTAGCTTGCCGCTGGCTGGCCACACTACACCTGAAAATAATGTGGCTGTCAAATAATCAATATAAGTATTCTTTTCGCTGTCCTTTTTAGAAACAGCCCTTCTCGCATAATAAGTTTTAAGCCTGTTCTGTTTTATTCTCATAGGTCTTTCCCCCTACTCTTGCCAGCCGGTACCGTTCCAGTACATCGTAGATCTGTTTTGGGGCATTATCGAAGCTGTAGCTTTCCCCGGATTCGCTCCGGCTTGCTTCCCCCTCTGTGCCCCTGCGGTTAAGCGCAATTAAAGCCAGATCCCGTACTGCCTTTTCTAATCCTGCAATTATTTTGGTTCGGTTTGTGTAGCTAAGTACAAACTGTTCTGCGTCTTCTAACAAAAAAGAGAGCAACTCTTCGTCACTCTCTCCGCTCAATATTTGCAGTTTATATATTTCCTTAGAACTATACATTTTCTCACATCCCTTATCCATTTGTGATCAGGCGGGCAATCGGTAATGCTTTCGGGTCAAATTTAATTTCCCAGCTTGCTTTTGCGAAAAGCTGTTCATCGGACGGGGACTGAGTCCAGTTGGAACCTGGAATCTTGAAACTGAATCCATTTGGATGGATTGTCTCCCTCATACGGGTAATCAGTTCATCCTGACCGCCGTTTTTCTTTGCCTCCCGGACTGTTTCCACCGGCACATCTACTCTGCCTTTTGCTGTTCTTAATACGCCATTTCCAAACAGATATGTCGTATACTTTTTCAGGTCTTTGTTTTCGCCAGAACCTCCGGTTGCCACACATGGTACGCCATCATCAATAATTACTGTATACCCATTAACAGAAGCCAATCCCATAGGGCGCTGAACACCATTAGAATCCGTCTGTTTCCAATATTCTAACAACTGCAGGTTTTCCAGCGTCTTAGCCACGTTTGAATGCATTATAGCCAATCCAAAGGAACCTTTATTATCTCCACAAGCCTGTGTAGCCAAATCATTTAGATCGGTCTCTGCAATCTTTTTTGCATTCGCTGTGGTTGAAGACAAATCAAGTGTATGTGTGTCTGACCAAGTTTTGGCAAATCCACTTGCACCAGTAATACCAAAAACAGCATCTGTAATACCGATCAATCTCTTCTGTCTTCTCTTCTGCCAGTATCTTCCGATGGTTGCAACAATATGCCCCATTGGATCAGATCCGGATAACTCTGCTGTAAAATTCCTTGCGAAGAATCCTTTTGCCCTTCCATAAACTACTCCGGTCTGAAAACCGCCGCCAACCTCGGATACAGTAATGTCTGTCTGCCCATCATAGTTCTGGTCTTCTCCATCAAGAGTGTTATAAAATGGGACTGTGTAAATATTCCCCTGTCCCTGGATCATGCCTGCAATTGTACCATCTTCTACCATAGCACCCGACTGAACCATAGCCGTTAAGTATGGGTCTGGTGCTTCGTTCCACATGTTCATAAAAATCTCGTCATCAAACGGGATTCCGAAAATTGTTCCTGCCATAAATTATTTCCTCCAATTCTTTAGTTGCCGGACAACTGTTTGTATAATTCCGGCTGTTCTGCTTTTAGTTTTAATCGTTCTGTGTAGCCCATTTTACTGAAGCTATCCTTTGTTACTGCTTCCGCGTCTGGTGCTTTCTTTGGCGGTTTCCCGCCTTTTAACCTGTCTTCCACGGATTTCTCTACTGCTTTCTGGAAAGCTGCTTCTACCGCCTCTATGGATGCCTTGCAAGCATCTGCGTCTGTGTAATTTAACACTTCCGCCAGTTCAACCGGAAGACCTTTATCAGCCAGAGATACTTTTGCTTCTGCTGTTAACTCACGCCTAGTAATGGCTGCCTCTTTGTCTGCCAGTTCCTTTTCTCTCTTCTGGTGTAAGTACTGCGCTTTCTCTTCCTTATTCATCTTTGCAAGCTTCTCAGCTTCGGAAGCTTTGGCATCCATTAATACTTCCAGCTTATTTTTCTGTGTATCAAGCGCCTTTTGAATCCTGCGATCAAACTCCGCCTGGTAGCTTCCGTCTTTTAAGATATCATCAAAGCTTTTTGGCTCTGTTGATGCCCCGGTTCCGTCTGTTCCATCTCCTGTGCCTCCGGCTCCACCGCCTTGACCGTCATCCGCCCCGGCACCGTCTCCTTCTGCAAAAATCTGTAAGTTCATTGGAACTTTGCAATATCCAAAATATTTCTTTCTCATTTAAATCTCCTTTCTGCCCCGGCCCGTTCTATGCCCAGGCCATTGCATACCGTTTATTTTAGTTTTAGGCCATTCCGGGCACAAAAATAAGACGCTTCACCCCGCGTCTCAAAGGGAGATGTTATGGATCACCTTCCTTTCTTTTTGATAAGACAATAAACTCCGGATAATAACTCCAATGGCCATGCCAAGGCAAATAAAAAGCAAGCTATTTTCATCGTGGCACTTTTGTCATAATCCATTACGGCTATATTGGCATTAAACATAATTATTACTACGACCATGTACAGTAAAAATCCTACCATCGGCTTCCTCCTAAAAATGAGCATAAAAATACCACCTGGTCTTTTCTGACTGGTGGCATCATAATCCTGGTACTGTTTCCTTTATTCCTTTAACAATATTAGCTGCCCTCTTCATTAATGAATTATCAGCTAGATATTCCAATCCTTTCAATGTGATTACTGGCTGCATAGGCTTGTGTATCCTCGGGCTATAATCGCAAAGAGCTTGATCATATACGATTCCTTCTATATATCCAGACTGTTTCAACATTATCATGATCTTTTCCCATCTTGAATATGAAATATCTAAACGCTCATGTGAAATCAAGGACACGTCAAATTCTTCGTAATCCATAGCTTTTTCCAAAGCCTTAAGTATTTTATAGATTATAGCAAAATTATCCATCTTATTCCTCCGCTATTAACTTGTTTGCCGCTTTTTCGGTGATCTTTTCTGCTCTCAACATCATATCACTACTGCCTATGCCATCTTTGTCATATCCCATCACCCGATCCATTAGAATATTCTTTCTATCCACTTCCCATCCGGAATCCTTATTGTATATATAAGGCACATATTCCTCTTCTTTTCCAACCAGATTCAAATCTATTATATGATAATATGTTGTATCCATTTATTTCACCCTTTCAATATCTGCCGGAACTTCCATTCCCTGTGACTGAGTAAACATCTTTTTTCTGAGTTCAATCGCTTCTTTTGATGCAGGATCTAATTTTCTCCAGGACTCATAATCCTTATGCATCTGGTCCTTTACCGCATAGCTTTCTGGAGTGTGATACTGTATCTCAAATTTTTGACCATTGGGCGATGACAAGATAGTGTTTACTCCGTTGTATGGGTTATGTGAATCCAGCCAGGAATTTTTGATCCTATCTGTATTATATCCCGCATCTTTGTGTAATTCAATAGCTTTTTCGGCTTTCGGCACCAGATCTTTTGCAGTTGCTGTATAAGTATACCGGATAATATCTTTTACTTCATAAGTATTTCCTTCAGGGCTGTACTCCCGTTTAATCTTGCCAAGGTATGATTCTTTCGTCTTGAGTCTGTAATCCAAACCTTCCATATTCATTCCGGTCTGTTTAGCCACATCTTTCACATGCTTTGTTATTTCCGGCTCATTCTCTACGGCTTTATTATAGTAGGTCATCCCTTTGACCTGAGCCTTTATTATTCCGTATTCATCTGTTTTATTGTGTTTTTCATCCTGAAACTTGCGGAAATCTTTCGGGACATATTCCTCACCCAGAGTATCTTTGTACGTCTCATACTGCTTCTTGTCCTTCCCAGCATTCTGGATCTTCTTTTCTTCAACCTGTGCAGCCGGATTATTTGCTACATGTTTCTTATACCACTCATCATAGGTCATGGTAGCCGGAACTTTCTCAGTTTTTCCCGTAACCGGATCTCTTGCCCTACGTTCCATCCCGGCAAGTTCTTCCTCGGTAATATCGCAGATCGTTGTAGATCTACACCAAGGATGCATGGGTGGACAATTCTTCCCGGGCTGCTGTTCGGATACCTTAAATCTTTTTCCATCCAGTTCCCGGCATTTGAAAGATGTTCGCAGATCCAGTGTTGCAACATACAGGTACCAGTCAATGTCACATTCCTCATAGCTTTTCATTTCCATCTGGTTAGCAAGGTGGTTGCTTTCCGTCCGCACAAGACGGCGTGCCTCGCTTGCTCCACTGGCAAATTTATTCTGTATAATCTCTGCCACTTCCCGGTCTGTTCTGCCCGTTACTAAATTTATAAGCAGCTCTCCTTTTAAGTCCTGCGCTAATGCCTGTGTATTCTTCCAGATTCGCTTTGAATAGTTCTCACCAGACCATTTACTGTTAATAACCCGTTCTATTGCTTTGGCATCTACAACATTAAAGCTAAATCCTAAACCAGTACGCTGCTGTATATCGAATATACCTTTATAATAGGCATCCTTTGCCAGATTTACATAGTGACTGGTGTTTTTCAACTTTTCCTGCTGGTATACGTTCTGCATAGTAAGATCAATCTGGTTTTGTAATTGCTGCATTCGTTCCAGTCTTGCCTGGTATGCCGGACTTTCCAACTCTGCTAGTATTTCAGTCTTTGTCTGATCGGTTTTATCTGCCCGCAGCGCCTCTTTTAACTCATTGATGGAAGTTTTATCATGCATGTTATTCAAAAGCCTGTATGCCTCTGCTTCACTTAGGTGGTGCTTCTTTTTGTATCTTTCAAATATAGCATCTAATTCTGAACTATTATACCTGGATGCTTTCAAATAAAGCTCTGATATCTCATCGGCTGCCTGATCCGCAGAAGCCATGTAATCAAACATGTTCTGTGCTTTGCGGCGCTCCCAGTATGCATTACTCTTCTTCGGCATCATCCTCACCGCCTTCCGGTGGTGTGTTGCTTCCTATACCAAACATGGCCTGTTGCTGCTGCAATGCTTCCTCAGACTCCTTTTTAATGGATTCTAACTCAGCATTCACATCCGTGACAAATGGCAGCTGGGAAAGAAGCGTCCTTTTACTCACCTTTCCCCAAAGGTTAGCTACAATCTGGGACAGTTCCAGCAGGTTTTTTGGAAGCCCGCGGGTAAATATTGCTGTAATGCCTGTTATATCCACGCCCCTCCCTTTTATCTGAAGGAAGTTGTTATACAGGCGGATCCTCTTTTTCGTCCCCTTGCGGTAATACCGGGTTTTAATCTTTGCTATGTTCTCAAGCCCCAACAGCTTGTATTCCATTGCAACACCAGAAGTATTTCCTGCAAAGCTTTCATCACTCAGGCATGGTATATGGGAAAATTTGTGGATGTCCTGCTCGATTGCTTTTTTCAATATTTCTACTTCGTTCTCATTGAATGTCCGTGTAATGTACTCTGCTTTAGAGCCTAGCGGCAGTTCCAGAAGCCCCAGCTCCTTAAGTGCCTTCATTGCCTCTGATTCTTCATTATCATCAGACAACAATGTCCCGTAGATCGCAAGAATGGAGTCAATAAACTGTTCCTTGTCATCCACACGGTCACTCATAAGCAGGTTATAAGCATCAATGAGGGGTATGACACCTTCAAAATCCCCTTTCGCATCCTTGTTATTCTGGTATTCAATAACCGGAATCTCTCCAAAGAAATGTTTCTCCGGGGTCTCATCCACTGGCTGGTATTCGTCATTATCTAAAATACACAGGACATATTTGTAATTAGCCGTCAATACCGTTGCTGCATACCTGGTTGGTGTTTTGTCGGTATCATCTTTCTGTTCGTAATAATATACAGCAAATAATTCATTTTCTTCGATGGTATCGTCATGCACCATAAAGGTATTTAAAGGCGTCAGCGTCTTGCTGACCGGCTGTGTTTCCTTTTCTTTCACATAAACATACTCATAGGCTATCCCATACACAGACAGGTCTTGGATATTGTCCCCGTCTATATCATCCACGGATGCAAACTCAAATGCATCCAGCAGGCTGTCTATTACATAATCCGACTTGTATGTAATCGGATTCCCTCCGAAGTAACTGGTTGCAGTTGTCACAATATCCGCAGCATGGTTACATACTAACCGGTTATTCGGCGCACCTTCATTCTTTTTCCTGTCCAGTATTGCATGTTTCCCATCAAAATATCTTTTGTTCTCCAAAAGTTTTCTATTGAATGCAATATGCTTATGAATAAGGTGGAGAATATCTTGCTTATTCAAATTCTGTTCATCATATTTCTCTAATGGATAGGTAAATCTATACAATTTATATCACCTTCTTTCTAATGGAATCCGTATTTGCGCTTGTCCCTGATTCTTGCTTTTTTCTTAATCATATCTTCCTCTAATCCATATCTGGCAGCATCAATGGTGTGGTTGTCCTTATCGGGATAACTGCCTTTGAAATTCCCATTTTTATCCTGCTCCAGCTCATAGCCGGTAAATTCCCTTTTAGCATTTGGACATTTTCTTGGATCAATGATGATCTCTTCCAATTCATCAGATAAAAACTCCATACCGTGGTCTATGGAGCCTGGCCCCTTCTTTGCACCAATCACACGCATTCCCATTTCATTTAGCGCATCTATTGCTCTTGGTTCCTCTGAGTCCGCTGTAATAAGTTTGTTCATGGGGTTTAATTTCTTTATTTCAGCCGCAAGCCTTGTATTCCCCATCTTAACTGCATATATTTCTCCAAAAATAAAAAGACGCTTACGAGTCTTATCGTAATGCATCTTTAAATACGCCAATGGATCTCCTGCATAACCGAAGTCTAATCCATTTCTTATTCTGTCAAACCTTGTAATTTCTTCGTCCGTGATAGTTCTAATTGTCACATTTTCAAACACCTGACCGCCAGTGCCGGTTGCTATACCTAGATATTCATGCTCATATGCTTTTGCTTTTACTCGTTGTAAATGCTCTGCCTCAATGAAGAATTGTTCTCCAAGCCATTCCCTGGGTACTGTCCGGTAATCACTATGATGTATGTAAGTATCTTCCCGGTAATCCAATATGTCCTGGTTTACCCAGTTGTTCATGCTCTTAGGTGGATTCCAGGAATAGAATACTACATAATCCGTTCCTCCACGCATAAGAGACTGGAGAATCGTTCGTTCTTCTTCGGGTCCATCAAATTCAGCCCGTTCCTCGAACCATATATATTTAAAATATCCATTGGATAGTTTTACAGACTTGATCTTTTGCGGGTCATCCGCGCCCCTAAATATAATTCTATTTCCAAAGGGAATGTAAGTTAACCCTAGCGGGGAGAGCCGGATCTTCCACTTTTCTGATACGCCAAGCGCGTCTATCGCCCATAGTAACTGTTCAAATACAGATTCTTCCAGAAACCGCCCTACCTTGCGCATGACAATTCCGTTTGCCTGTGGGTCCTGCATCATACCCATTATAAGTTCTATACTGATAAAAGAGGATTTTGTCGATCCTCGTCCACCAGCAAGTTTATAATGAGTATGTTTGTGCTCAACAATATCCCAATGAAGTTTATAGAACGCTGGTGCAATTAGATCAGTAAGCTTAATCTGCGTCTGGTTTTGGGATGTCATTTACGATCACCACACCTTCCACACTTCCGCTGTGTTCCACTTTATCGGTAAATAGCCTGTACCTCTTGCCCAGAAGTTCGGCAGCCTTTGTACGGTCCGCTAATGCAGCGTCTAATCCAAACTGATCCTTTTCATTGCCGCGCATGACAGCCGTGAGGTATTCTAACACTTCTTCCTGATTTGCAATACGCTCTGTGTCTAACTGTTTCTTGCGTTCTTCTATATATTCCTTAACATTAGTATTCTTTAGTAGCTTGTCAGTATTTGTCCCCGCATACTTCTCAGAATACCCTGCCTTTATTGCCGCCTCTGTCGCATTTCCCATTTCAAGAAAGTAGTCCGCGAACTTTAGCTGTTTCTCTGTAAGCTTCATACTACTAACCACCCACTTCCTTTAGTTCTACCAGCAGAGCCTGCACTACTGCTAACGGAGATGATGTGCCTATAATCTGTTTATCTGTCATCTTTTGCTTTACTTCGTTCCACTCTGGAGTTACTACGTTGTAGAATGTTGTTATTCTTCCGTGCTCTTTGTTGTATTTCTGGTAAGTATGTATTTTAACCACCTTTCCCTTACAGAGCAACGCTTGCTGCAACTTAGTTATTTTGCTTTTAAGATTCATTCCATCACCTCCCGAAATTTTATAAAATAAAAGAGCCTGCATCTGCAAGCCCTATTTAAATAACAATTTCATTTTATTTCATTTTCTTTATCTTCTAACAATTTTACGAGATCATCAGATAATATCTTATTATCTTCGCTCATAGGGAATAGCATCTTTATTTCTTTGGGTGTGTCAATTGATGTATAAATCTCGACTCCTTGATTCATTAGATTAGCTAATTTTTCCAGACACTTTTCTACTTTCCCTTCCTCTTCGCCATCCTCCAATGGACCTATCTCACTTTTAAGTTCTGATACATACATTTTTAATGTAATTGACTTCATTTCCTTAAATGTGTCTATAACCTCGCTTCCCATATGGTTTTTTTGTCTTATTTCTTCAAGCATTTCTGCTTGTTGCTTATATGTAGCGATATGGGATTTTATAGCTATTGCTTTATCGACAATTTTAGCAAGATTATTTAATATATAGAAGCCAGTCCCGCATATTACAATAAAAGATAGCCATGTAGATCCAACATCAACGTTATTGAACTCAATCTTTTCGTCAACTGAATTTAAATAAGGGCATTGGTTTAATACGAAGTCAATATCTTTTAATGCGTCAATATAATCTGCTAACTCTTTGTAATCTGGCATCTTGATGTCTATTCCGTTTTTTACTTCTTTGTGTCCAAATGACTCATACAGCTCTATTACAGCTTTCATTTTCGCACTCAGGATGCGAGTCTTTTCTACGAATATTTCATATGAGGTATCCGTTATTTCAGGCAACTCAAGATTTCTATCGTACACACTTAACGTTTGATATATGTTATCTATTGCATTTCTCAAAAAACTCAAAGAATATAATTCCTCTATGGAATTTTTAATCTGACGCCAATTTTTGATTTTAAATGTTGTGGTTCCGTTGGCATAATCTTTCTGCTCATAATCTGGAATAATATTATTTACAAGCTTTTTGCATATAACATAATTATTGTAAAAACGCATATAATCCTCCCTTAATACTTTTGGTATTCTCATTATATGCCCCCTTTATATTTTTTTCAACTAAATTCGCTATTCAAAGAAGCACCCACCCGGCAATCGCCTAAGTAGATGCTTCTCTATGTGTTTTCCCCGGCTCTTCCTGGCTGCCGGCTTCCTATCGTTCCATCCCTGGAACCTACGGTTTAAAGTATATGCGCCGTAAACTTTATTATGTCTGGAGAACTTTTTCCAAATAGATGAGCTGTATCCATTTGTCTACTCTACCATATTAACACATACCTAGTGGGCATTGTGGGCAACTTTGAAATAGTTATAAAATTTTCTGGATGCCGTTCTTCTATCCATTCCGATCTCATCCCCTATCTCTTGCCAGTTCATATTGTTAATACATCTCAGACGCAATATCAATCTAAGTTCTGAATCTTTAACTGTATCCAAAAACTGCTCAATTTTCTTTCTCTCTCGCTGCAATTTCATTAAACTATATCTTATCATGTCCTCTATCTCTAATACACTATTCGTATATTCTACAAATAAATCCTTAGTATCTCCGCCATGTGGCATATCTGACATGGTTATAGGTTTCAAAAATGATTGTTGCTTCAGTTCTGCCAGTTCCTTATATAGCTCGCCAATTTCCTTGTTTATGTAGTAGATCTGGGTAGCATCTTCAAATGTCATCCGCCGGCTCCTTCCTCATTTGCATATACTTTTGCATTTCCTGATATCCGAAACATTCTTTAACACCACTTGGATGTTCACAAAGAATAAAACTTGGATATAACTTAATGATCTTAATAATAACTTTCTTAAACCCCAGATACTTTTCACTGGTCCCCTCCCTATCAGGAATATATAAAACCACTCTTTTCCCTGGTATCAACTTCATATTTTCTTCTTCTCCTTTAGCCTGTGATCAAATTCATCCAGCACGTCCAGAATAATTTCCTTGCAAAGTCTGGACGGATACTTGTCATGCAGTTTATTCGATTCATCCACCATAGCCTGCCAATAGGTGTCTGTATTGTCGATATGGTAAAACTTTTTATAAAAATTCCATATATCACTACAAAATTTAAACTGTTCTGGTAATTCACTATTCTTTGCAGGATTCATTTCAATCCCTCCATAGCTCATGATCTATATCAAGCACCTGAATTTCTTCAAATGTTTCTCCCTTATGAAATTCTAATACCCTGGTAAAATAATGGTTTGGAGATCCCTCTTCGCACCAAAACAATATTTTAACTACCGATCCTCGTTTATTGCTATGAACCTCACGTTCCTCTACTCTGCCTTTGGTCACATCTGTCACATGCCCATCTTGATTCACCAGCACCTTTGCAATATGGACATACTCGGATCCACATATCGGACAGCAAACCTTCTTTTCAAAACTATTTACGCCTCCCTGGTATAACCCATCTATCAAATTATTCATCTTCTACCTCCTCAAATGGTGATTTCTCATTATATTCTAAAAATCCATCCCCTGACTTTTCCCAGCCATATGCCATGTCAAAATCCTTTTGATTATCCGCTATTCTTTTTGATACTTTATCATAATAAAGCCTTATACCCGCCTTGGTGAGTCTGCCTGTCAGTCTGTTCTTCGATATTAACAGTTCCCTTTCATCCTCTGGTATATCCTTGCCGCGCTTATAGGTCATTACAACATCTACTCGATTAGTTATATCAGCTGTGCCGCTCACTGAATCATTTTCATCCGATCCAAAGCTGTTCTTCCTTGGATGTGCTACCAGTATGACTACGATTCCCTGCTTCTTTGCCAGTTTGCAAAGCTTATTAACGAACTTTGACTGCGCCCGGTACAAATCTTCTTTCATGGATACATCTAATGCGGTCATAAGGTTATCAATGCAGACCAGGTTTATACCATACTGCATCACGGCTTTTTCTATAGTCTTTAAGAGATCTTCCAGCTCATCATCTTCAACGATATTATTATCATAAATAAAAGCCCTGCCCCGGTACCAGTCATTTATCTTTTCAATCGTAGAATTTGTCAGAAGATAATGCGTTTCCTCATCCCGTTCATTTTGTATAATATTCCTGCTGCCGGCTGCCTGCATGTCTAGCCACCTCTTAAAGAAATAGTCCTGCAGCTCACCTGAATATGCAAATATGTTCTTTCCCTGCTCCAGAGCCGCGACTGCTATCTGCCCCATGAAGGTCGATTTCCCGTCCCCACGCTTTCCAGTCAATAAAATAACCTGCCCATAATACATCCCTCCCAATAGTCTATCTATCTGATTCATGCCTGTTTTTATTTTAGGCATGGAATAGATATCTACAGCCTGTACATCTGCCAACTCCTTAACTCTTTGTACCGGAACCGCCAATGCATTCTCTATTGCACTACGAAGTGCTTCCCTGCCATATTTGCGCAGGATATCATTTGCGTCCTTCTCTTCCTTGTAATCTTCCTTTCTGACCGATTTAACCGTTCCTGGAAATCTTTTCTTCAATTCTTCCAGAAGCGATATTTCACCTTTTTCATAATCTCCAAAAACAATCAGTTCTTTAAATTTAGAAAACCATTCCCAGACATGAGGTACCCAGGTAAATCCCATTGCTCCGGTAGGTACCGATACTGCATTCTCAATTCCTGCTTCCGCCAAAGATAAGCTGTCGATCTGCCCTTCCGTGATAATAAGCCGATCAAATTTATCGTTACACTGTTCCATTCCAAACAGGATCGGCATACACCGTTCTTCGCACCACTCCTTGTTTTTATGAATACCCTTTTGAAAGTTCATATTGCGATATTTAATAAACTTCAGATTGCCTTTTTCGTCAAAGAATGGAAATGCTATGATATCTTTCCCATAATTGTCCGCTATGGTCAGTTTATATTTCCTGACTACCCCTTCACTGATACCTCTGGCTGCCATTAATTCAACTGCATGATCCTTTGTTTGGATCTCCTTTTTCTTGAAAGTACGAAACTGAGTCTTGCTACTGAAGTAACGATCCGCCTCATTCCCCAATGAAAAATCAAAATCTTTTGACAGTGTAATGAAGTTTCCCTGTACTCCACAAGAAGCGCGCAGGCATTTATACTGACCAGTCTCAAGATTGATGGAAAAAGTTTTCTTATCCTTTCCACCTTTTCCACCGTTACAGTATGGACAATATGTAAACTGAAGTTCATCACCTGATACTTTTGCCTCTGCGCGTTGCTCCCTTGCAAAACGATAGGCATCCTCATTTTTAAATTCATAGATTTTCATTGGTTCCACCTCCACTTCGTCTCTTATATTTTAATTATTATACTGAATGCATAATCGCCTATACTGGCTTAACGTAACTTCTCTTATATCTTCACTATTAAAATATTTTTTTAATTTTTCTACTGGCGCTGTTGCTGCTTCCGATCTTTCCCCTATTTCCAATTTAGCTGCAACTCTTTTGTCGTGCAGATCGTAATATCTTTTCATTGTTTTTTCTCCTAAATTTCAATTACAATCATTCGCCCGCCCGTTTTAGTTTATTAAGGCAAGCCATGTTTGCTGTCCACAATATGGACAGCGTCCATTCCATCACCGGGTTTATTTGCTACAATAATCACAAATCAACTCTATACTACGTTTCTGCCACTTAAGTATTTGCCCGTTTCAATCACGCTTCCCAGAATCCCTGCATTGTCTAACTGCTGCTTTATGTTCTTTGCGTAATAGTCATTGTAAAGTCTTTCAAAGTCCTTCATACAGGCATTTGTCTTCGCCGGATTTCCGTTTATGCAATAATCAACGTAATCCCTGGTTAGAATTTTCAATGCATATTGACCGCCCTCTGTTAACTCATATATTCTTGCGCCATCCAGTAGCATCTTCCAGTCAATAGACCATTCCTGAACAATCTCATTTCGATAGGCAGCTCTCAAATCTGCTATGGTTGGCGTGTATCGACTTCTCTTAATATATTTTGAAACCGCCTTTGACAAAGTTGTATATTCCAAATCATTCAGCATAGCAAACCATACTTCTATTGATTCTTCCGTCCCCATTACCTTAACTTCTGGATATGCTGATTTAATCGTTGATGCAATCACCATAAATTCTCTATATTCCATACGGTCCTCCTTACTGATATTTCTTTCCCACATTCTGCAGCATGTCCGTGAAGCTGCTGTCTGCTGATTTTCTCCTATTCTGACTCTGCACATACAGCACTTCAAACTTTTCTCGAAACTTTTTAGCACTTCTAATATTCGATTTCCAGAAAGGATCCTCTATGGCATACTGTAACGCCTGTTTAATCTCTTCCTCATTTCGCTTGTCCAACCGTTTCATCCGTTCAATTTCCACTGCCCATTTTTCCTTCTCAGCTATCGTTGAGGGGATCCTGCTATTAGGGAATGATTCTAAGCAAGAATTAATCAGAGTCTCCACACAAAGCATTTCAAAACATCCTGTTGGAAATTTTACATCGGCAGGCGTTGCAGCGAAAGTTGCAACTATGTCTTTATTATCTATCTCTATCTCTTTCTCTATCTCTAACTCTTTCTCTTGTCGGACATTGTCCACTTTGGATAGGACATTGTCCTTATCCTGTCCTATTTTATTTCGGTAATTCCGCTTTTTTTCAGCCCATTTCGTTTCGCATCCGGTCATATGCGCAACCTCTGTCATAAATATTGTCATATCATCAAGAACCTCTATCATTCTTAATTCTGTAAAAACACGTATGGCTGATCTGACAATATCAACATTGGTGTTCGTAATCGTTGCTAACATATTTTCTTCATAAGGAATAGCATCTGAAAAGCGCAACATTCCATCATGGGATACGCTTTCGACCAGTAATTTCAAGTAAAAAAGCACATAATCTTTTCCGTTTGGCATGGCTTCAATAATCCGTATATCATGCCGCTTAAAAAAGTCTTTATTAAGCTTTAACCAATAATATTTCTTTTCCATTATCTCCTCCAGCTTTATAAGTTGTAGCCATAATCTTATTAATATAGTGCTACTTTTCATTAACCGGTTCAGGCGTCCTTGTGCCGCCGCTGTTTATAAATTTTCTCCGAGCGATCACAAACAGTTGTTTTAAATCTGTTATATCTGTAATTTCATCTGCCATAAATTTGATATACTTTCTATAATATTCCTCTGACATTTCATTGCTAGGATGATTCGCAGCCATTAACATTTCCCCCTTTCAATATCTGCATTAGGTGCAGTAAAACTGTCAATTAGCCGATATATGAGATCAATATCATTATCTGTTAATTTACCACTTGTCAGATTATGAACTATAGCCCATTTATAAAAGCTGTTTTGCCCAGTTACATCATCACTTGCAAAATCTTCTGACAACCTGTAAAGCGTTCTAAGACGAACTACATTTTTGATCTTATCTGCATTACCTGCAATAGCCCTACGGAAATCATTCTTATGTACAGGCTTTGTTATATTCTTACGGTGACTCCGCTCTGCTTTCTGTCCCTGCGCGTATCCATAAGTAAAGGCATAACTTATTACATTACATAGACCGGATGACTCTTCTTTAATCTCCCTCATCTGAAATGCGTTGATATCGTAACGACAGTCTATTTTTCCCTGTTCTAATCTTATTTTTTCTAAAAATTTCATGTAATATTTCCCCTTCCTTTCACTGTTTTGATGGGTTTGCCTTCTCTGTATATTCCGAATTTATAAATACTCTATTCGCAGCATTATATATCCGCTTTAATCCATCTTCATCATGAATCATATCGGCAAGTTTCTTTATACAATACCTGTAATCCTCATTGTCCATCTTACCTTCACTAACTGAGCCACCGGCTTTTCTCTCACTTCTTTTCTCTGTAGCTTTCATCCCTTGTATGTATCCATAAGTAAAAGCATTGCTTACTACGTCATAAGCACCATCTGAATCTCTTACAATCTCTTCCATTTGGCTTACACGTATGGCATAACGGTCATCGATTTTAACCCGTGATAGTTTAATTTTTTCTATGAAATTCATACTCAGACTCCCGCTTTCTCTAATTTTTCAAAGACCACCTGGTCACATATTAAATTGATATAATTAAAACTATACTCCGTCGCTAACCCTTTTTCATTAAAGTCTCTAAGACATTTGTTTCTAAAATCTTCAATCTCATTAACTGGCTTCTGTTTCAACTTGCATATTAGTTGCCTTGTAATCTCTTCTATATCGCGTTCCATAAAAGCACCTCCGCTTTCTAAATAGCAAAATTTATTATCTGATTATTGTTCTTTCCTATGTTGCGCATCCTCTTTACCTGAAGTCCATAATCGCATACAGCATCAGATAGATCTTGCGCCTTAAATAAATTCTGTCTTCTTAAATCTTCTCTGTAATCTTCTCTGAATTTATTGATGGACCACATATCCCAGTTTACTATTTGATCAATCATTAGAACTATGTTCTGCGCTTCTCGGCACACCTCATCTCCCCTAATTTTACACTGATATGCGTATCTAATAAATTTCATCCACCTTTCATATTCCGCTGTTTTAGATGGAAAATTAATAATCTTTATATTCTTCATTATAATTTCCCTTTCATTTTTACCGGAACTATGCTATATTTTAAGTGAGATTATATATCATAGTTCCAGTTATGCTACAGCCTCTTTAATTTGCCGATTTTAGAGGCTATTTTCTTTTAACTGTAGTAGATCCAGGCATTCTTTGAACCCTCTTATGTACTCTTCGCTATTTTGATTCTTCGGATCTCTATCTACTCCTCCTTAATCTGGTGTATTGAAAAAATCAACCGCTTGCTTCTGCACCATTTGATACACCTTCTTTCTCTAGGATTCTGCAGTTCCATATTTTTCATTTTGAATACTAAAAAACTGCTCTAATGGATCCCTGTTTTGTGTATATATCGCTAAATCTTCCACTACTCCCATCCACTGCACCATAAACATTGAGATATCGTGATTCGTGTAGTCCCACAATAAATTAATAACATTCTCATGAGACCCAAGAGCACTGTCCATACCTATATTTTCAATAGCATCCATCGTGTAGAAGTAATCTTTTATTTCGTACTTATCACCATCATATTCTTTGGTAATCGGAAACATCTGCGTTAATTCCCTAGGAGTCATCAGTTCTAATGCAGCCATTAGTGACTCAATCTTCTTATACTCCTGACCAGTATTCATGCTTTTGTTATGTGAATATCTTGATTTTCCGATGCATTTCACTCCTAAGAAAACATACTTTTTTAATTCATCCCTTTGTAGATTCTCTGGAATGATTTTATTTTCGTATTTTTCCATAAATCTTTCTAATGCCTCAAGATATACAATCCATTGATTCTTTCCTTTAATCGCCTTAGGTTTATGTATATTTTCCGCTGTTGTATCTTCTATATTTTCGCAGCACTTCTTCAAAACTGAATACACTTTTCTGTATCTGAATCTGATATAGAAATCTTTTAATTTATTTATCAGATATATTCTTACGCCATGTACTGCCCCTTTGCATTTAAGTTCTTGCTTTAAATATTCTTTCGTATACGGCATTTTTTCTTCGTCATCGGTGTTTTTATTCAACTCTTCTAATGACTCACGGATATCTTTTTTACTCATATTGCGAAGAGAATGAATTAAACCGTTTCCGGCTGCAGTTGCTTCGCTTAGAGTAAAAAAAGCATCTAATATTTCATCAACTGCCTCCTGTGGCACATAAGACAAGAGAATGTCTTCGCACTTCAAAAATCCTATTTTGTCTACGCAGATATGTCCCGGATAAGCCAAATCTATTACAATATGTTTCTCATCTAACAACTCAGCTTCCGCTATTCGGTCGCAACACATTTGCCCATATATTCCCATCTCATAACTTTCCAGAAATTTATGAATATCTATCATTGGCTCCTCGATGTCAGTGCGTGATTTTATATGTTCTAATATTTTTTCTTTAAAATCCATGTTTTTTTCTCCTTATTTTTAATTAATTCTCCTAGTTTTACATTGAGTTACTGACAATTCGTCATCCTCTCACATTTTCTTTTACATATTCCACAAAGCAGATCCACGCGATATAAATCACTGTAGCGCTGAGTACTGCTTGTAAATTGGTCAGATCGACATCTGGAAGAACGCAGAACGTAGCCACCGTTAAGATATAAGCTGCTATCATTACCCTACCTGCATTTTGATTTGTTTTATTCGCCATTTTTCGAATTCCTCCGTATCAAATAAGATCGGGCTGTGCGGGTTTGATATGTTCTGTTTCCAGGCAAAGCGTTGCCCCCTGGTGTTGTATGCCTGCAGAAGCCAATATTCCGTGAAGCCCATCTTCTCAAGCTCCGTTTTTTTCATTACTGGTTTTGGATACTGCATAATTCGTCCTCCATTCTAACTTGCCTTGCAGCCGTATTTAACTGCCATTTCTTTCACAATGGCAAGGTATCCTTCAATCAGCTTCTTGTCATCTGCAATAACATCCAACTGGTTCAACTTATCAATTTTGGATTTGCAAACACCATTCAGGGACATTGTTTTCTTCTTATTCGTAAGACGAATGTTTAAAGCCACACCCATGCGCTGTTCCAGTAATCTGTAGATCTCGTCCCGGATTGGTCTAATATGCTCATAGCCTCCAAGATCTTTGGCTATTTTATTAATTATGTTTGCGCTGTCTTTTCTCCATTGTGTCGGATTCAAGGCAACCACCTCTTTAATAGACGTAACTTTATCATCCAATTGTTCTAATTTCTCAGCCTGGCGCTTCTGCTCTAACTCATTCTTAGACATGGATTCCACAAGCATGTTCATTAACTGCATCTGTGGTGAAAGTTGCTGGCGGTTTATGGAGTCTTCCTTCAATTCGAAATATTCATCTATTAGTTTGTCATGTACTTCCCAGGCTTTGTCTGTGTCCATAATCTTGATCAACTTTGCATAGCCGCGTTCTGATAACAGGTAAATGTGTTCTGCCAGGGTGATAGACTGCTTGGCATACCCCAGATTTTGGAGTAATTCCAACGTGGTAATCTCATCACCACGTTGCTTAAGGTCAATAAAATCAACGCTTTCTTTGAATCTCGCAATATTTCTTCCAATTGATTTCCTAATTTCCCGCTCCGGTTGTACATGTATTTCAGCAATAGTCTTATCCGATAAACATCTCTTTCCGATTCCAAACCCACCGGATACTACTGGTATTTCCTTTTCCATAAAACTTTGCGTTCCATTAATCGTTAATTCATTCATTATTTTTCTCCTTTTCTTCTTAAACAACGCTGAATAATTTTTTCAGCTTATTTTTTGGTTTTTCAATTTTAAACTTTTCGCCGGTTTCGTCATTGACCAAGTATCCCTCATTTTGATGGTAGGTTGTCAAGGGTATTCCTTGTTCTTCGAAAAAATCAAGCAGCACATCTCTGCCTCCCTGGAGTTGATACCCTCGATTGATAATTGCTGTCCAGGTGCACATAAAAATTTGAGTATCTGTGTTCATATAATCGAATAAAAAATCGTATGACTCTCCAATCGGGTTATCAAATCCCATCCGCTCAATAATATTCATGGTAAAGAAATAATCTTTCGCTCCATACTTCTTGCCATCATATTCTTTTGTGATTGGGAACATCTGCATAAGTTCCCTTGGTGTCAGTAGCGCAATCATGCCGCCTACATTATCAACCAGGCCAAACCATGCCGTTATCTCATCTGCGGTGTATTTGGTATGATAATCAAACGTTTTTGGGATATATTTCACAATAAGATACAGATATTTGGTGAATTTTTCTGGGCATCTCTCTTTCCACTCCTCTAAGCTAACATCGCCAATACTATGCTTCAAATCATCCATGATCTTATTTAATGCCCTGAAATAATGCTCCTTTGTTGGTTTATAGCTGATTAACTTTTTTCCCTCTAAAATGTGAAAATTGTACATTTGGTTCTCCCTTCTTATTGCGCTTTAAATGTAACGTCGTGACCGGGATTTTCTTTTACAAGTTTCTCCTTAAGGTCCGCGACCGTAATATTGTTGTCTAGCGCTGCCTGAACAACGTCTACAAATTTCTTTCCATCCAGGTAAGCCCATATCGTTTTTCTTTTATTTCTCATTGTCGTCCTCCTTTCTACGAAGCCTCATATAACCTCATCTGTGAATTAGCGTCCTTAATCTGTTCTTCTAAAATTAGCGGCAGTTCATACCTTTCAATAATATCAACTGCTTTATCACATTGACTGCGCTTAATAGCTTTATAGGATGTAACGCCGAACTGTCTTTTAAGCTCACCGTAGATATCTGCGTATACTTTGCTTCTTAATGACCTGTCTTTATAAGCTTCGGAATTTTTGCCCCCCAAGGCACTGCACACCTTTACGCCTTACCGCATCGGTAATCTTGCTTTCTTCTATTCCGAGAATTGGCATATCCTGTTTGAAGCTCTGAAGATCATTGTCTATAGAAGTAACTCTTTCGTCTATCTCTCCAATTGCCTGGGACTGCAACCTCAATTGTTCTGTGGCAGACAGTGGTTTTTTCTTATTGAAATAGTTGTTTACCAACTGCCGCTGTACTGTCCATGCCAGATCATCAGTAAAAGATTTTACCAGCATCAGATATCCTTGTTCTGTGAGAAGGTAAGTTCCTGAATTGTTGATTTCGGACCGACGAATTTCGTCGTCCCGGATATCGGATGGCTTTACAGAATAATAATCTTCTCCTTCAATGAACCTATTCTTATTCTCCCTGAAGTTTCTCCCTGCTGTACCCTCTGGTCTTTCATGTACCAGATCAATATCCTTAAAAGTTACTACTCTCAGACCTTTAAATTCTTTTTCTGAGATCTCTTGATTTCCGATTTTAATTAGATTGTTCATGGATATTTTTCCTTTCTTGATATGTTATTTAATAGTTTTTCACTCTTTATTATTTGACATTGTTTTCCAACTCTCCTATAATTTAAGTACAGGCGGTGACGCGCCAAGTGTAAAAGAAAAGAGAATAAATATGGTTTCTGATGAACATATTAAAATTTTGAAAATGTTGCTTAAACAGAAGGAATATCCCATTTCAAATCCTGAACCACTTGGAAATCAACTGCAATATCTTGCAACACTTAAATATGTGCACCTTATTAATAATTGTAGCAAATGCGGCGAGCCTTCCAACCCCAGATACATAATAAGCGAAGAAGGAAAAGCGTATCTTTGTGAGTTAAATAAGCATTCTAAAGAAAAATGGATTCCTTATATCATTACAACAATAATATCAGTATTCGCCCTAATGAAATCTTATGGATTCGGGATTGACGATGTCATCATCTGGTGTATGAAACGATTAGGGCTATAATAGCAATAATCATGGGGAAATACGGGTGTCTTTCTGGAAATGAAAGATGCTTGTTCATCTCTTTATTTTTCAATGGATTCTTTTCTCCTTTCTGCCACTTCTTGTACAAATTTAATCATTGTGATGCTTTAATTATTAGTATTGCAATAGCAACTGCCAATGATATACATGAGCAAATAAGGCTTGCTATCGCCAAGTATTTAGATTTTCTCAAATTGCGCCCCTCCTTTCTACTACTTGTCTAATGGGTTACTGGGTGAAACTTCCTTGCCATTTCCTTTCTCATCTCCTATAATATTGGTACAGGCTGTTTCAGCAGCCGAGTGCATCTGAAAGGAGTGTTAATAATATGGTTAAAATTCCGTATGTCGATAGTGCTGGTCATCTCTCTGTCGAAGTTCAACTCAAAAACTCCGCTGACGTTTTTTTGGTTGATTCCTCTAATTACCAACATTACAGGTCTGGTAGTCGTTTTAAATACTTTGGTGGGCATTATTCTTCTTCTCCGGTGCGAATTAGTGTATCTGGCGTTGGTCGATGGTATTTGATAGTTCGTGGTAGTAACTATTCCTATTGATTTTATTAATTTGTTTATACCCTTTCTCCCTGGTTTCCTCCGGGGAGATTATTTCATACTAAAATGAATTTGGTAGCTTAAACCTTTGTCTAATAATCGATCTTTCTTTTTCAACAACTTTCTTATGTCTTTAAATACTTCTTTCGAATCCGCTTTATTTTCTGTTTCGACAAGAATCTCAATATTATTTTCTTTGCGTTTCTTGCTTCTGTAATTATGCACAATCCCGCTACCGATCTCTTTCTTCTTTATTTCGGTTTCTCTGAATCCTTGTTTGTTATTTGTCATTGTGCGTCCTCCTTTCTTCGATTGACATGTTAGTAGTTCTCAACTATAATGGGGTTTAAGAACATTTGTTTGTTTTTTTTCAAAGAGCCACTCGAAGTCATATTCAGGAAAGAAGACTCTTTTAATTGTTAATGCCTCGTTAACTGAAAATTCAATTTTTACAGCACCTTTGCATTTATCAGACACAGTCCGAAGTTGGCATTTAAGTAATTCTGATACTTGAGTAAATGTTACTTTTTTTTCTTCCATTGCCGCTATTAAATTCTGATACATGTTATCACCTCCTTCTCATTAGCGTAATTACGCTAATCACGTTCTTAATATACACGTAATCACACGAATTGTCAATAGCAATTTGCGTAATTACGTGTATTTATTTTTATGAGCATGTTTTTCATGCGTATTTACGCATATTTTTATTTACATTTTGCGCAAATACGTGTATAATAAGTATAAGTGAGGTGACAAATATGGAAAAAGCAAAGGTACTTGAAAAATTAATAAAAGATAGTGGATACAGCAAAAGAGCATTTGCCGCAAAATGTGGAATACCTGATAGTACTCTATATACGATACTTCGTAACGGAGTAGATGGCGCAAGTGTTAATATAGTTATTACTATTTGCAGGACACTCGGAATTACCGTAGAACAATTAGACGAAATGTCAAAAGGTGCTTCTTACAAAAACATAGAGCCTACCTATGATGACATGCAGCAATTAATAGCAAGAAATGGAAACAAACTTACGACCGATGAAAAAATGTTTCTAATAAAGTTATTGTCGGAATTGTAAGCAGAAATAATATCAGGAATCAACAGGCAAAAGCCTTTGATAATAAAACGAAAAGAGGAAACCAATATGGAAAATATTTTAAGCCCAGAAGAATTTGACAAATTATCTCTGGAAGAAAAAAGGGAAGAGATAATCAAATTAACTATGCTGATTCCAGAAGAAAAAAGAGAAGAACTCATTGCCGGAATAGAACAATTAGTTGCAGAAGAACGCTCTAACGAATAAAGATTTCGTAGCGCACATTGAAAATAATATATTTAGCCGGGCAGCCGGCAGGGCGTTACACCATCCGTTCTGAGTCTTGTAAGAAATGGGGTGGTGCCGATGTACGTTACATACAGTGATTTATTCACCTTTGTAATTATGCTTACATCCGTTATAACCTTAGTTGTAACCATTAAAAATAAGCATAAAAAATAACGCCCCCATCCTGGTAAGATTAGGCGTTATTTTTTAGTTGTATATTGCCAGGGCGGATAGGTGCCACTATCTCCCGGCTGTCTTGCTAAGTATATTATAATCAATGTTCAGATATTTGTCAATATAACAAAAACCGCCCGGTGCTGGACACACCGAACGGCTTTCACATAAGTAACCTATTAACCCAAAAGATGTAGATTAATTCATTTCAGACACTTGAATTATATCACACATCCTGCAAAATGCATAGGGTGTATTTTTTATACCCCAAAATAAGGAGATGATATATTGGCAACCAAATATACGCAGCAAAGTAATGGCATGTGGCAGACAAAAGTATGGGATGGTACATATAAGGCAAATGGGACAAAACACCGGGTTTCCCTGTATTCCACCAAATCAAGTGGGGATCTGGAAAAGAAGGTAAACAAATTTAAAAGAGAAGTGGAAAAAGGTCAAGTCACCGTGAAGTCAGATATGACTTTCATGGAATATGCCAAGACCTGGAGCACTACATATAAAGCCGTTCGATCAAACAATACGAAAAAAATGTATTCCAATGTAATAGATAAACATTTTGCCCCCATGATGGGGATAAAACTGTGTGATACCAGAAGGACGCACTTCCAGGAATTAATAAATGAGGCTATGCAAAAGCCGCGGACCTGCCAGCAAATTGCGCTTACTTTTAAGCAGGTCATAAAGGCTGCCGTATCGGACAAGCTCCTGCCGGCATCCGCTGTAGAAGACATTTGTTCCGGTGTGGATCTTCCCAAATACCGGCCTGGAGAAAAAAGAGCATTATTCCCGGAGGAAAAAGAAGCAATAAAAGCTGCCGATTTGCTCCCACGTGAGAAAGCATTTGTGTATATTATTCTCGGCTGCGGGCTGAGACGGGGAGAAGCCTTGGCACTTACCATTTTTGATATATCCCTTAAAAAGTCAGAATTGACCGTAAATAAGGCTTTGGAATTTGGGGTAAACGATTCTGCCATAAAGGACACAAAGTCTATAAATGGGGAACGTACAGTGCCTATGCCCCCATATTTAAGAGCCTTTATGCAAGAATATATACTTACATTGCAAGGAACTAATCTATTTACAAAACTTGACGGGTCTCCCATAACCAAAAGCAGTTATGATAAGATGTGGCGTTCCATTGTAAAGAAACTGAACGCCGCTGCCGGTGGGACAGATGAGTTTCCAGTCATAACCGGTCTAACTGCACATGTGTTCCGGCACAACTACTGCACCAATCTCTGTTATCAGGTTCCAAAAATAAGCCTGCGGAAAATTGCGGAGCTTTTGGGAGATACTCAAAAGATGGTTATGGATGTTTACAATCATGTAATGGAAGAAAAAGAAAATGTTGTTGATGCGGTAGAAAGTGCTACCGCTTTGTAA